GAGAAGCGCGCGCCGGAGTGGATCTCGCGCTGCTCCTGCGGCGCAACGTACCGGCGGGAGTCCGAGTGGGTCGGGCTCGCTTACGTCGGCGTCATGGACTTCGACGACGGCCTGGTGCTCGAGCTGCGCAACTGCGTTGCCTGCGGATCGACGATCTCTCGCCGCGTAAGCCTCAAGAAAGGAAGCAAGCGTCAATGAGCTACGACAACTGGAAGGCGACAGCGCCGGAAGGCGATGACCCATACCCCCACGAATGCCCCGTCTGCACGGGCCACGAAGATGCGCTCCCGTGCTCGGAAGAGTGTGCCGATCTGATCGAGCGCTGCCGACGCGAGCGCTTGATCGAGACCTGCCGCATGGCGGCGAAGCTCGTGATCAAGGTCGCGAAGTCCTACCAGCGTGAGGGCTTCCCGAACGACCACCGCGTCAGCGCGTGCATCGATCGCGTGAACTACTACCGCGGGCGCATCCGCGATCTGCGGAGGGCGGCGTGAGCGACGTGATCACAAACGTTCGAGGTGGAGCATGAACGAGAGGAAGACGGCTGAAGACGCGCTCAGTGAAGCGCTTCGCATCTTCATCGCGCAGGACCGAGAGCTTGTCGAGAAGGAGCGAATCATCAAGCGGCTCGGGGCGCAGCTCGACGACGCGCTAGACGAGGTTCACGCGCTGCGGGCGCAGCTGGCCGATCGCGAAGCCGCGATGGCTCGCGGGGGGATCACTGGATGAAGACCATCAGCCACTCCGGGCTCGTGCTCGTTCGCAACTGCCTTCGGCAGTACCGGCACAGCTACATCCAGCTCCGAAAGCCGCGCTCGATCGCGCCCGCGCTGTCCTTCGGGTCGATCTGGGACAAGGCACTGACCGCCTGGCACCACGGCAAGAATCCGTTCGACCGCCTCGTGCGCGGGGATGGCGTTCTCGCTCAGCATCCGAACGCCGTCCAGCGCGAGACGGCCCGAGCCATGCTTACCGGTTACACCACGATGTGGGCCGAGCATCCTGTCGAGACCGTAGCGACGCAGGTCTCGTTCGACGTTCCGATCCTCCACCCCGAGACGGGTGAGGCGCATCCGGAGTACCAGTTCAACGGCGTTCTGGACGGCATCGTCCGCGTCGGTGGTCGCCTTCTCGGACTCGAGTCGAAGACGTCGAGCGAGGACATCAACCCGGGCTCGCCCTACTGGCAGCGCATCGTCACGCTCGATCCGCAGGTTTCGCTCTACGACCTGGGAGCTCGTCAGGCGGGGTTTGAGATCGAGGGCATCCTCTACGACGTCGCGCGAAAGCCCGCGCTGAAGCTCGGCAAGACGGAGACGCCCGAGGCCTTCGGCGAGCGCTGCGCGCGCGATATCCAGGGCCGGCCCGACTACTACTACCAGCGCCAGGAGGTCGTGCGCCTCGAGTCGGAGGCCCGCGCATACCAGCAAGACCTCTGGGACTACGCCTGCATCCTGAGCGACGCCGAGCGCCTTGGCCGATGGCCGCGCAATCCAGATCGCTGCCGCCAGTTCGGTCGCGCTTGCGACTTCCTTCCCGTCTGCGTGGGGGAAGCCAGCGTCGACGACGAGATTCTCTACATGACCAGAGAGAGAGGAAAGACCGATGGGACTACTCGACAAGATCCAGAGCGGCCGGCAGCGTAAGCCGATCACCGCATGCGTTTACGGCGTGCCTGGCGTGGGGAAAACCACGTTCGGCGCGAGCGCACCAAACCCCCTTGTCTGCTGTCTCGAGCGCGGCGCGGACGGCCTCGACGTCGCCAAGCTTCCCGCTCCCGAATCCTGGGAGAGCTTCGTCGGAGACCTGCGCGAGCTCGCGAACACCGACCACGGTTTCAAGACGCTCGTCGTCGACACCCTCGACGCACTCGAGGTTCTGGCCGTCCAGTACGTTTGCCAGAAGGGCGGCAAGCCCACGCTGGCGGACTTCTCGTGGGGCGCGGGATACGCGCTGCTCACGCAGGAGTGGCGCCTCTTCCTGAAGGCGCTCGAATTCCTTCGCGACAAGCGCGGGATGAACATCGTCCTCATCGCGCACGAGCACCGGAAGGCGTTCGCCGATCCCGAGCTCGGCTCGTTCGAGATGTACCGTCCGAAGCTGCAAGACAAGGTCTGGGCGCTGACGAACGAGTGGTGCGACGCCGTGCTGTTCGCGCAGTTCGATCAGGCGCTGCTCGAGAAGGACGGCCAGAAAGCCCGCGCGATCGTAAGCGGCCGTCGCATCCTCCGCACCCAGCGCGGCACCGGCTACGTCGCCAAGAACCGCTTCGGTCTTCCCGACGTGATCGATCTCGACTGGAAGACGTTCGAGGCTGCCGCGCAGCCGGTTCCCGTCGACGTCCTCAAGACGAAGCTGGGTGACCTGCTCGCGAAGGCAAATCCGGACGTGCAGGCGAAAGCCAAGGCCTACCTCGCGGAGCGCGGCGAGACCCCCGAAACACTGCGTGCTCTGACCGAGCGCGTGCAAACGATTCTGGCTGAGAAGGCAGCCTGAACAAGGAGACAGAGATGATCAACAAGGCAGGAACGTACAAGGCGAAGGCGACGGACGAGGTGACGCTCGGTCAGTCGAGGACGAAGGGGACGCCGTTCGTCGGCCTCTACTTCAAGGTCACCGAGGGCGAGTTCGCGGGCCAGCTCATCAAGTGGGAGGGCTGGATGACCGCGAACACCGCCGAGCGTGTGCTCCAGTCGCTGCAGTACTGCGGTTGGCGCGGCGACGACATCAGCGAGCTGCCTCGCAACCCGAATGGGCTTTGCGACAACGAGGTGGAGATCGTCGTCGAGATGGAGCCGTACACCGGCGACGATCCCGACAAGCAGGGCAAGTCCTACCCGAAGGTGCAGTGGGTGAACCGCGCAGGCGGGAAACCGAAGTTCGCGGGTGACGCCATGGACGTCGCGCAGGCCGCTGCGTTCGGTCAGAAGTTCCGCGGCCTCGCGATGGCGCTGAAGGCGAAGGCCGGCGCGGTGCCGTCGAACACGACGAGCAAGTCCACCGGCACCGACGACATTCCGTTCTGACCCCCTTCGCGGCTGGCCCCCCCGAGCCGCGAACGTCCTGAGTCACGACGCGAAACTGACTCACTTCTCGCCGGCAGGCGCAGCGCGAACGCGCTCCTCGTTCAACTCGAGGCGACGGGACCAGGAGACGACGATGACGAACGAAGAGAAAGCCGCGCTCGTGCGCTGGTACCTGCAGGTTGTCTTGCCCGCCGTGCGCAGGCTCCGTGAGAGGAAGGCAACGGAGGTTCGAAGCACAGACCGAGAGGTAGGGAGATGAGATTCAAGCGCACTAGTGACGACCCGATGGATCCGCGATGCGCGATCTCGGTCGAGGACGAGTTCCTCGATGAGAACGGCAACGGTGAAGGTCTCATCACGATCGCCGAAGAGGAGCTCTCGAGCTCGGCGGCGACGGCCCGAACCGTGGCCGTCCGAAACGCGATCGACCTGACGACTGAGCAGGCGCACTGGTTGTACTTCGCGCTGGGTCGAATCCTCATCGGTCGCGGCCACCGTGATCCGAATTCCATCCACGGCATCACCGACGAGCAGGCTCACGCGTTCGAGGAGCGCGCGCGCAAGGCGTTCCGAGACGCGCACCACCCCGCGCCAGCGGAGCAGACATCCACAGACGGAGGAACGAAATGACGACGAACGAAGTGGCCGGCGCAGCGGCGATCCTCTTTGTGAGCGTCAACTCGATGTACCAGGCATATCGAGCCGGACGCGCGAAGGGCCGTCTTGAGGGCTTTGAGGATCACAAGAAGATCCTCGCCTCGGTGTGGGGCGACGGCGATTACTTCGAGGGCCGGCGCCGTCACGACGAGACCGTCAAGGCCATTATCGAGACGCGCGCCTCGGAGCGGCAATCCGGTGCGCAAGCCACAGAGACGAAAGGGGAAACGTGATGCCGATGAGTGATCTTCAGAGGCGACTGATCGAGAAGGCGGTCGCGAAATTGGCTCCCGAGCTGCTCGACCTTGCAGCCTCCGAGTTCGGGAGCCACGGCTGCAACGACCTCGACTTCGAGGAGCTCGGCCTATCGCGTGCTGAGCAGGAAGCGTTCGTGATGTTCATGAACGAGCATAACGGATCGCCGGAGGACGTGCCCGACGCCATCAAGGCGTTGCCTCGGTCTTCGGACTTCGCGGTCATGTACGCGTGCGCGGAGTGGATTCGGCGGGCAGCGCGTACGTCCTCCCCAGCGCCCACGGAGGATCGATGAGCCGATTGCCTGGATTCCTGAGCGCTCCGGCGCCGCCAATCGCCCGCGTGCCGGGTCATCTGCCGAGCTGTTACGACGGCTGTGGCAACTACCGCTCGTGCGTCGATTTGACGTGTCCGGCCAGCAAGGCGTGGGGACGTCCTGACGTCCGCACCCGTGCCTACGACGAGTACGAGACCGAGATGACCGCGTGGCGCTCGCATCTGGCCCGCGATGCCAACGAAGGGAGCAACGGACAATGAGCTGGGACAAAGAAGCTATCTACGACGAGAAGATCGCGCCGCTCATGGGCCAGATCATCGCCATCTGTAAAGAGCACGACATGCCTATGGTTGCGCAGTTTCAGTACGCCGACACAGAGGAGAACGGCCCGGCGTACTGCACGACTTCGCTCCCGATCAAGGGCTTCGCGAGCGACCACATTCGGGAGATGGGGCATCGTCTGCAGCCACCGCGACCGGTGGTGCTCGCCGAGATGCACGTAACGAACCCTGACGGCAGCAAGACCATCACGATTCGGGACATGAGCCGATGAGCTCCTCGCCCAACATGAGCACGGGTGGAACCATGAAGAAGTTCAGCGTGACGAATCCTCTCCGCGCGGACGGAAAACCCGAAGTGGCTGTCGACTTGCTCGCCACGGAGATCGTGAAGGTCAGCAAGGCGGCCGACGAGCTTCTCCGATCGCGCCTGACCGACAAGGCATTGCTCATTCTGCTCTCGCACTCGTCGGGTGTGAGTCAGAAGACGTGCAAGGAAGTCCTCCTGGCGGCCGCGTCGCTCGCGAAGGACTACACGCGGCGATGAGCACGCACGCTCTAGGCGTTGATCCGCTCGACTCGAAGAACCACGGCAAGCCCATATGGGTCGTCTATGGCGTCTCCGAATGGTGGCCGCAGCTCCTTTGCGTGAAGCTGGTTCACTACACGTCGCCGAGGTCGCACGTCTGCATCTGGGGCGCATCTCGCTGGCGGGGCAAGCACGACTTCCGAACACTCGGTGTCGACGTAACGGGATGGGCGAAGATGCAAGACTTCGGGCCCGTTTTCTTCGACGTGCAGTCCGATGCTCTCGAGTTCCTGCGCGCGCTCACGCTCCCACCGGGTGCGAAACGCACATGCGCATTGCTTCGGGTCTCCGGTGGTGAGCCATGAAGGCGACGAACTACCCGCACGCAGAAAACGTGTGTGAGCACGGGGATCATCCAGCTCCCAAGGGCAAGCGCTTCTGCTCACCCGAATGCGCGCAGTGTGAATTGCTCGACGCCGACTTCTCGGTGGGCTGCGCCGGACTCTGTCTTGGCCGTCCTCGGGTCGACAAGGATCGGGGGCCCAAGTGAGCCGGCGCCGAATGGGACCGCCCCACGATCCGGACGACGTTCTCGGACAGCTCGCCCCCTCCGAGCCGGGGGACGAGGTCGTGCTCGATATCGCGGCGGCCAGCGCCGGCCTCACAACCGAGCAGATGCGTGCCGCGATGGTCGCGGCGGAGGAGCACGGAGTCTCGAGCCGGATCGCATGGCGTGAACGCATCCGACGCAAGGCACCGCCTCCGATCGGCGAGACCCGATGATGTTGCAACGGATGCTCGCGGTACATACAATGCTCACCCATGACCGAAGAGAAAAAGAGCCGCTCAGGAACGTCCCGCAGCTACGCCGAGCGCATGGCGAAGGGGCGCCCCAACGTCACGATCAGCCTACCAACCGAGACGATCGAGCTACTTTCGGAGCTGCAGGAGCACCACGGCCTGAGTCGTTCCGCGGTGATAGACCTGGCTGTCAGGGAGTTCGCGAAAAAGAGAAGATAGTTCCTTGCGCGGTACATACCGCAGATTATAATGGATGCATGATCAACGCGCACAACAGCACGACGGGCACGACGGTCTCTTTCAAGAACATCGCGGAGGTCCGCGCCTACGTTCGCAATAACCAGGACGCAGACCTTTCGTGGGACGCGGGCAACGGCTCGACGGCGTTCTGCCGCTTCGACTTTGGCCGTCCGATCCACACCACTCGGATGGCTAACGGGTACGTCGTTTGCTGACCTGGATGAAGAACGCTCCGGGGTTCTACTCGACGAACCCCGGGCGTTGGACGGTTCGCCGAGCCGGCAAAGTCTGGAGCGTCGAGTCAGACGTCGGCACGATGGTCCACGCAGTGTGGGGTGTGCGTTCAACCTTTGCAGAGGCGAAGAAGTTTGCAGCTGCCCTTTCCGAGGTTCACGACCGTCGTTTGGGGTGTTCAGACACGCACGACGACGATTGCTACGCCTGCGAGATCGGCGACTGCGGAAACGATGGGGCATGCGGTGCAACGCACACTTGCGAGCGACCATCGCTGTCGAACTCCGTGGAGGAGACATGAATTTCTGGACGTTTCTCGACCGAAACCCGCTTGCCGTTCTCTTCGGCGTACTCGCGGTCATGAGCATCTCCGCTGCGTGTTCCGACTGCGGGAAGGCGGAGCGCAAAGCCTCGGGCTGCGGGATCACCATCCAAACCGGATCGACGGACGGAGGGACGCCATGAGCATTGTGATGTACGGACAGCCGCCGATCGACTTCCCTCCAATGCCCATCATCCCAGGCCCGGTCGTTCCGGACGCCACACACCCGTGGCAGATCCTGCCCCAGCCGCAACAGGCGCGACCCGTTCAGCCTGAAACGGCCGAAGCAATCGCGAAGCGACTCGACGAACGGATCGCGTGGCTCGAGAACGAGCTGCGGATGCACGACGCTTGGCAGACCGAGCTGGCATTGCTCCGACGCATGCGCGAAGCCGCAGCGCCGCTGCCCCGCGCTGACGGAGAGGATGGCAACGGATGAGCGACTGGAAGCAAGACGCAGCTCGACGGCGCGACGCTCGACATCGCGGGCCAGTCCCGCACGTGAGAGCGGCGACGGGAAAGAACACGAAGCGCTGGTGTCGCGGCAAGGTTGGCGTCGAACACAAGACCGAGTGCCGCGACTACTACGACACGAAACGATGGGGAATCGGGACGACCGTGCGGAACTGGAAGCTCCTCGTCTGCACCGTCTGCGGCAAGGAGCTGGATACCTGGCTCGGCGGTAGGAAGAACAAGCCGGCATGGGCGACGCAGCCATCATCCACGCCTAAGGAGGGCTGACCGTGCCGATCTGTACTGGATGCGAACGCCCTTACGACAACGGAACGAACGGGCTGCACGCCTGCGACGAGCGGGACCGGATCGACGTGCTCGAGAGGCAAGTCGACCGTCTGTCTCGCTGGATTGTCGACCACGAGCGGTACGTCACCGGCGCTCGAGACCATGCATGCGCCGAGTGCGTGCCTGGTGGTCCGATCGTCAGCAAGACGTTCATCTGCGCCCGGCACCTCGCCCGCGCGATCCATAAGGCGATCGCCGACCGGCAGGAACACGAGGACGCAACGGCTTCCGTGCGCCCTGCCCCAACGCCGTGCCAGTGCCCCGAGGTTGAACAAGGCACGGTCTACTTCTGCGGTCTGCACGACGTCCCGAACGAGAAGGGTGAATATGGAGAAGGGCAAGATCGAGCGTGCGTACGTGGTGAAATGCGGCCACGAGGAGTGCCGGGTGTCGCAAGTGAGCTACACAGATCGTCTGGCACAAGCACCGAGGCACTTCCGCAACGTGGGGTGGACGATCAAAAAAGGGTTGGGGTGGATCTGCCCAGAGTGCGCGGCGCTCAGGACGTAGATCCTCGCCCAAGCGATGCACCGCCCCCGATGTATTCCGAGGACTACTGCCGCGAGTATGGCTGTAGCCACGTGGGGCGACGCCCGAACGATGCATCACCAGAAGGTCTCCCATCGGTGGTGCGCTTCGTTCTTCGGAAGTACGAGATCAGCAACGTGGGTCATTACGATCCGATGCTGGCGGATGCGCTCGAGGCGTTGCGCTCGGTCGCCGTGCGCACGGGCGTCATCAAAGGCGAGCCTCACGAGCGCGCAGAGCAGCGCACGGATGAGGCGCTTCCGCTCGTTGACCAGATCGTCGCGCTCGTCGAGGACAACATGCCGCTCGAGGTCGAGGCGAGGGTCCGGCAGCGCATCGGCGAGCTGCTTGCCGGCGCTCGCCCAGAGACTCCGGTGGTGGACCCCCGCCTGGACGTGCTTGAGGCCGCGATCCGTATCTGCCGAGAGGTCTCCGACGAATGGGAGCTGAACGGGGTTCAGAGTGGCCAACAAGCTGCCGACGAGTGCGCGATGCTGCTCGCTGACTTTCGAAAGACGTTCGAGGCACCGCCGACCGGGAGCACGGACAAGTGAGCCTCAAATTCATCTGGATCGTGGAGCGGGAAGGCACGAACCATTGGGTCCTCGCTACGCCAAACACACGCCGCGCCGCTCGGACCATCGCCAAGGACTTCTCAAAGGGGCCATACAAGTGGCGCGCCGTTAGCTTCGTGCGGGCGACGGAGAAGAGGAGCACATATCGATGAAGCGCATCGAAGCGGGCTGGCGCGTCCGCGAAGGACTCGTCAGGGGCGATGGAGCGTACCTGTCGCTTTCGCCAGATGGAGACGCGATGTGGGTCGCGTCTCCGCACGAGTCGGAGCTGTTCGAGACCTGGGAGATCGCAATGCAGGAGGTCTGCTCTGGCATCGGTGACTGCCGGCCCGTACGCGTCATGCGTGTCACGCGGGCTGTGCCCTCCCCAGGCCTTGGTTCCGGGGGTAAGGTCGAGCCATGAAGGAAGCTGCTTTCGCCGCCCAAGATCTCGCCGAGCGCCTAGGCGTCCCTGCAGGAAGTGACATTTCCGAGCTCCGGAAGCTGCTCGAGGTCGCCGAAGCTGCCCGAAACGTCGTGGCCCAGTGGCGAGGCGACATCTCCCGCGAACCACATATCGGCCGGCTCCGTGAGGCGCTGGTAGCGCTGAACGAATCCGAGGGCGAATGAGCATCCAAGACCTGGTCGCTGGAGCGGTACGGTGCGTGAAGTGCGGTGGGCCGCTCGGCTGCTCGTGCTGGGTAACGCTCCGGTGCCCGTCGTGCTGTCGGACGAAGACCGTCGAGCGCACACCCGAGGACGGCGACGAGGCGTACGTGAAGGAACTGTGCCCATTGTGCGTGGGCGGCGGAGAGTAGATCCGATGGCTAACCACATTCTCTGCCCCGAATGCTTCGCCAAGACGGATCGCGTAGAGAAGTGCTGCACCCACGGGTGCCCTTCCGGCATCACCTGCGTCGAGTGCGGCAAGATTCGCAAGCCAGACGATCCGCACTGGCATTGCCGGGGCAAGATGGACGCGGAGCGTCACGGCGGTGACCAGTGACGTGGCCATGGCTCAACGGAGGTACGCCCTCGGACGCCTGCGAATGCGGCGGCGACCTGTACCTGATGACGATGCCTGGGGCTGTCCCTCGGCTCTACATCTGTTCGTCGTGCATGAAGCGATACGGGCTGCAGAAGGGTCGCCTGCGAGGCCTCGACGAGCCAGCACCCGGCATGAACCTGCTCCCCCTCGCCCTGCTGGCGATCGACGATCCCGACGCGCTGCAGGTGCTGCAGGACGCGATCCTGGAGTACGGGCCGAGCGTGTCGGTCGACGTGAATCGCGGTCTCGTCCGCAACGTCTCAGGGCGCGTCGTCGGCTCGACAGCGGGCGAGGTGATCGTCTCCGTCGGTGACGATCGATACGCGTGGGAACACTTCGAGCCACCTACGGAAGACCCCTCTCGTTTCGCCCGAGCGCTCGCCGCCGTGCTGCTCTTCCGCGAGTGGAGCACCAAGCCGTGGCCGCTCGCGTGCGACGAGGAATTCAGGCTTGTGATGGCGCGCTCGCGAGAGTCACTCGAGGCCCAGTTTGGTCGCGGTACTCGCGCGGACTTCCACCGAGTTGCGTACGCGGTCGCCCAGCGCCACGGGTACGGCAACGCCGAGATCCTAATCTCGACGCAAAGGTTTGGGCGTGTACGCGTTCACATCTCGGCGCCGGTTCCGGAGACGGTCCTGGCAGTGATTCATGGTGAGATCCTCGCCGAAGTTCCCATGCACCTCGTCGTGGAAGTCACCGCGCACGGCCACCCACGGGACGACTACCGACTCGTGACCGATGGCGAGGTCACCAGGTTCAACGGATAGCCAGGGCCTTGCCCGGCACTCGTTCTTTGCCAACCTGAATCTACGCGGCTTCGGGATCCGGCAGCTCCCGAAGCGTGGGCTCGTCGTCGCCGATGCTGCCCTGGAGCCTCTCGAACGTCGCCTCGTCCTTGATGCAGTCGCGATCGATCGGACAGGCCGGAATGCCAGGCACACGGATCTGCGAGCCCTCGGCGCTGTACTGCCAAGCCGCCCAGTTCGTCCACGGCGGTGGAACAGGAGGCGCACCATTCTCTGGGACGCCAGCCCATGAGTGTGTGTAGCTCGCCATCCAGAGCGGGTAACGCGCGGCCCACGACACATCAGCGCTCTTGCTCACGGTCTGCCACCACCACGGGTAGGTGTAGATCACCGGAAGGCGCCCCCAGAGAAGCGCCATTGCTTCGGCGCACTCCCGGCCCCAGTCGCTGATCTGCTGCGCGGTGCAGCCCCATTTCATCCAGTCGACCGGCGACGGCCACTCGAGGTCAAGCGCCGGCGACAGCTCACCTGGCTGTGAGCCGAGCCCTCCGCATGCCTCGAAGAACAGCTTGGCTTGCTCGAGCGGGAGCCGTGCTTTATGCCAGTCGTCCGGCAGCGGGTAGGCGAAGTGGTAGGCGCCGACCACAATGCCCGCATCGCGAGCCCGCTGGACGTTGCGCACGTAGGCCTCATCTCGGCGATCGTTGCCGACCTGACAACGGATCCAGGCGAAACGGACGCCGCTCGACGCGACGAGGTTCCAGTCGATGGCCCCGTACCCTTCGTAGACGTCGATTCCCGGAATCATTGGCAGCACCTCACCAAAACGAACGCGTACACCGCGAGCGCGAACAACACGGCGAGGCCGAACAGGACCCGCCCGATCGACCAGCCGGAGAACATCAGGGCAGCGGCACGACGATGTCGCCGCGCTCTCCCAAGATCCGCTCGAGCGTGGTGAACGACATGGTGAAGTACCCCTTGTCGCCCCACCCGATGCCCCATGAATTGACGCCGCGGACAACCCTCGCTTCGACGTCGACACCAAGAAGCTCGACCTCGTGACCGCCGCGAACCTCGCCGCTGATGAGGAGCTCGGCGTGGTCGCCCACCGGCGAGTCGAAGCCCTCGTACCATGGTGTCCCGAGGATGACGGGGCCGACGAGCGATAGTGCCGCGAGCGTGCCCTGGAGCGAGAAAGCGTGGTGATAGGCGTGGATCAGGCCCATGCGCGAGGCCGCCTTGGCGACCGCGAGACCCGACGAGCCGGTGTCCTCGGGCGGGTAGTGGCCGGCGATGTAGTCGAGGCGCGTGGCAGCCGAGTAGATCTGCACGGCCAGTTCCTCATTCACGAGACGCCCCGGCTGGTAGTGCGGGCCCGTCGCGAGACAGCCCGCCATCGCGTTGCCGGTGCAGCTCCCGAGGTCTTTTTGATCGAACGGCTCCACATGGCGCTCCCAGAAGTGCGTTCGCACGGGGCTCTTCCGCGTCGTCGCCTCGAAGGCACGCGAGCGCGGGTCGTGCTCCACGTGGCGCCCGAGACGGCCTCGGCCCGGCTTCTCCGGGATGACCTCCAGGCGCCTCACTTGACGGCCGCCTTGTGCGCCTTGATCGCGATGGCGAGCTCGACATCGGTGGCGCACACGTCGCCGACGATCTTGCACTGGCCCGACTTGCGCCCGAGCTTTCCCGGCCCGGCGTCCGACCGCTCAGCGCGGACCGTCATCGCGAGGTCGATCAGGTCGTCAGCGGTCGCGCAGATCGCCTCCTCCTCCGGGCTCTCGGCGAATGCCTGGAGCAGCGTGCACGAGGCTTCCGCGACGGCGCCCACCTGCTTGGAGGTCGGGGGCTTGGCGCAGGCGACGAGGACGACGAGACCGAGGCCGATAGAACAGGACTTCATTTGACCAACCAACCTTTCGCGGCGAGGAAAGCGAGCACTGCGGTTCCGATCGCGTAGGCCACGCGGCGGACCATCGGGTTTGCCGCCACGGCGTCGAGACGCTTCAGGATCGCGAGCTGCGTCTCCTGCGTGACCTTGAGGTCGGCGACGTCGGCCTTGACCGCGATGATCTGCCCAGCCATCTCGGCGAGCTCTCCTTCGCTGTGCGTGATGCGAGTCAGCACCGGCGAGGACGGGGACACGGGCGGCGGCGGGTCACTGCCGAACACCTGCTTCTCGAGCCGCTCGACGCGCGAGCCGATCTGGCGCACCTCGTTGACCGTCTGCTTTTGGAGCGCGTTGTTCGCCGAGACGTCGCCCGCGATGGTGCTCATCTGCGCCGACAGAGTCGCGAATGCCTTTCTCAGCTCGTCATCCATGGCTCATTCCTCTGTGCTCTGCGCAGGCGTTGGTTACGCGCCACCGTTCGGGCATCCGAGTGGCAAGTAATCGGTGCCGTTGTGCCAGTACATTCCGGACTTGCCCGCGCCGACGTTAATCGTCGTCGACGAGCTGCCGACGTGGCGGACGCCGATCGTTGTGGAGGTCTGGTTAGACACCCAGTAAACGGCGTCAGCGGTGTTCGGAAGCTCCAAGAACCCGCTGCCGACAATTGTCGTGCCGGTGAGGACAACGATCGGGCAACCCACGTCAGGCGGATTGACCGCGCCGGTAGCGATGGCGACCGACGTGGATCGAACCTTCATTGGTGCGCTGTAAGCAGAGTCTCCACCGATGGCCGCATTGAACTTGATCGCGCTACCTGTGATGGTGAGCGCATCATTCGCGGTCGGTCGGAAGTATATGGTTCCGCCGCTGTCCGTCTTGATGATGAGAGCTGCGAAGCCGCTATTGCCAATGATGCATTGGTCCGAGTTGTTGACCGTGAGCGCTTCGAGGTTCCCGCTATTCGCCGCGTTGCGCCACTGCAGCGATGTATTGTTGGAGAAGCGTCCAGCGCCGGCCGTCGCCGGTGCCGAGCCTTGCCGATAGCCGCCCGTCACCGTCAGGAGGTTGTTCGTCTTGTCCCAGGTGAAGTCAGCGTCGTCGCCGATGCTCGTGCTGTCGAAGAACGCGACGCGCGTGTCCGTGCCCGATGGGCCGGCGCTGGGCGTGTACCATTCGAAGGAGGTTCCGGCTCCGTCAACGCGGATCGAGTCGCCAGGGGATCCAAACGAGGTCAGGTTGCCGAGGGTGATCGTGACGAGGTCGGACGAGACGCTTGGAACAAGCGGAGGCTCGACGTCGAGCGTCTTGAACGGCAGGTCCACGCCGCTCTTTGCATTTGCCCACTCGATGCCGCCACCCACGTTGCTTGACGTGTTGGCCTCGCCCCCTCCGCCGCCGCCCGACGCGTCGCCGTGCTCGAGCTTCTCGGCGTTCGTATTGTCGCCGCCGATGAGCGCCCACTCGCCCGTCGCGATCGTAACGGCCGTGCCGCTCGACCACTTGAAGGTGACGTCGTGCGAGTTGTTGTTGACGATGCGGATCTTCCTGCCTGCGCCGGGCCCGAAGTAGCTCGTGAGTTGGCGTGTCGCGGTGATCGTCCCATCCGCGATGACGAGCGTTTCGGCGACGCTCTGCTGCGCCGTCAGGGTCTGGTTCGCGTCCGCCGCGAACGTGAAAGGCACTCGGACGGCGTTTCGGACGTACGCCGGGAGGTTCCCGTCTACGCCGCGAGGGTTGACGAGCTCCACCCAGCCGTTGCCGCTGCCGCCGGTTGTCGCGAGGTCGGTGATGCCGTAGTCCGCATCGAACTCGCAGTCGTTGAACCGCATCATGCCGTCTGTGCACACGATGGCGGTGGGCGAGACGCGGCAACCCGTGAAGTCCGGGAGGCTCGTGCTGCTAACCGAGCGAATGTCGCTCGCGAACATGTCGCACGACACGAACGTGTGGCCGTTGTCGATTGCGCCGATGTAGACGTTCGCCTGCGAGTTGTGATTGATGGTCGCGCCGACGACGGAGCCATGCCCGGCGTTCGTGCCCGGCGCGACGTACACGCCGTACGTGTTGTTCGAGAAGTTGCCGCCGTTGATCGCGCTGTTGCCGGCCGCGAGATAGATGCCGTACGTGCACCCGGTCGCTTGGCAGCCGATGAACTGCGCGTATTCGCCTTCTTCGGCGACGCGGAAGCCCCAGTTCCCGCAGTTCTTGGCGACGCACCGAACGAAGCATGGGCCCTGGTGGTCGACTTTCGGAGAACGGTAGTAGACGAATCCGTCGCTCCAGCAGTTCTCGGCGTGGATGTTGATGAGCGCGACGCGCTGCGGACCGCTGTTTGCGATTCCGCTCACGCCCATCTTCACGCCGTAGGCTTCGGAGGTCGCCGTCCCGTCTCCCAAGATCTTGAAGTCCCGCAGGACGATGTCGTTGACGGCGCCGATGAGGAGGACCGCGGCGGCCGCGCCCGTCTGCTTCAGGACGCTCGACTGCCCCTGGCCGATGATGGCGCACCCGGCGGGGACTGACATGCCCCACGTCCCGAGGTACGTCTTGGCGCCGAGGACGAGCGTGTTGTAGGTGCCAGCGGCAAGCGCTGCGAACGCTGCAGCGATCGCGGTCTGGTCGCTGGTGACGCCATCGCCGACCGCGCCGAACTGCTCGAGCGAGCACGTGCCGCGTACGCCGTGGACGTAGAGGTGCGTGCTGTCGCTCGTGACGCGAACACCGTCGCCTGCCGTCAGGGTCTTGCCGGCGAGAGCAGTGCCGTTCTTGACCTGGACGTCACCATCGGAGCCGCCAGGCGTTGCACTCGGGACGAGCGCAGCGATTTGGGCGACGGTCGCTTTCTTCGTAGCTCCGGCGGAGACGTCGACGATCGGGACCAGGTCATTGGTTGCGACGTCGGAAGCGGCCGGGAGCTGGGTGATCTTCTTCGACATGTCAGCTCTCCGTCGTCACGAATTCGCTCTGTTCGGACAGAAGCGGCTCGCCACTCTCGGTGAGGATGTTCAGGTCCACGCACTCGCAGTCGTCGGACGGATCTCCGGCAGGCACTCGAAGCGTCTGCAGCTTCTTGCGCCAAGCAATCCAGCTCCGTCCGCGACCGAACATCAGCGCGACCTCGCCTGAGACGACGCGTAGACGATGAGCTTCGAGCTAGAGGCGTTGGCCTGCCAGCTCACTTGCGCGTGTAGCTTCGGATCGATCCGAACGCGCAGGCTCGAGCCGTCCGCGAGCGGGACGCCGTTCGCGATGTCGGTGCCTGCTGCGAAGGTGGCACCCCCCGCCTTGCTCTTGTCGACGTTGACCGTCCCAGCGGGCCCGAGCGCGATCCAGATCTCGTCGCCCTTCGCTCGGAAGGTGACGTACCGATAATGCATATCGTCCGGCAGGCGCGCATTCGCCGCGGTCGTCGTCGCGGCAAGGATCGCGATGCCCTCTCCGGCGGTCGCCGACTGAGTCGGCGGCGTCTGATTGGCAAACTGGCGCTCAACCTCGGTCGTCATGGCCGCGCCTCAGCGCAACCATGCGCGGCACGACCTCAACGCTCATTTGCTCACAGTGCATCACTCGCCTCCATTCGGTCGGTTGGCGACGCGAGAGACTGCGCCGCCTTGCTATTTCCGCTGCCGATCGGTGTCAGCTGCGGACCGCCTGCCTGCGTCGGTGTCGACGGGGCCCCCTGGGCGAATGCTTGCTGGAACCCTCGGATGGTAGCACCTTGCGTGTACTTCGACACGGGCTGGTTGAACATGATCGCGAGGGCCATCTCCTGCTGGATCGAGATGTTCGGATCGTTCGCCATCCCATAGTCGCGCATGGCCTTTGCCATCGCCGCAAAGAGCGGCGGATTCACGAACTTGACGGCCTCGATCTGCTCACGGCTCAGCCGACGATGCGCCAGATCGTCGAGCGTCTTGTCTACGTCGAGCGCCGAGAGTCCCCGCTCCATCTCCGCCTGCGCGCGGGGCCCGATGGCCCTTGGTACTTTCGGGCCGAACGAAACACCGACGGGAGCCGGCTCGCGCGGCAGCTTCTGCTGCGCCCAGGTCGCCGCCCGCATGACGGACTGCGAGACCTGCGCAGCGATATTCGGCGCTGCCTGCTGCATGCCGGTCTGGGCGAGCTGGTTCGCCACATGGTTCGTCAGCACCGCCGAGTTGTTGACCGCCGCTCGAAGGGCCGCGCGCTGCGCCGGAGAGACCTTCAGGGGCTTGGCGCTCGAGGCCGGCGGCGTTCCCGCGCCATAAAACGCCTTGACCGAGCTCGCGAGCTTCGTGTCGAAGGCTGCCGCCGCGCGTTGGATGGCTTCGAGCTTCGCGATGCGATTGATCGTAAATGCCGCCGCCTGATTGCCGTAGGTGCGGACGACCTTGTTGATCGCTGGGAGCGCCAGACTCGCCACTGCGGCAATCGGATGCCCGGCCATGAGCGACGTGGCGGCCGTCGAAAGGCCGCCGGCGCCAGCGATGGTATCCGTGAGACTGATCGCGCGATTGGCGACCTCCCGAGCGGTCTCCTTGCTGAGGATCCGCTCGGCCGTCTTCAGATCTGCGTAGCGCTGCTTGGCGAAGTCGTACTTGGACGAGAACTCGATGCCGAGATCATTCGCAGCGCGCTCGGCCGCCGTCTCGTACTCGCCCTCAAGAATTCGCTCAATCTTCTGCAGGTGCTCAAAGCCGGCTGGCGGCGACGGTGGCGCGGCCCCCTTCACCGACTTTGGGTAGATGCGATCCGCAAGGTCACGACGGAGCGACTGCAACTCCTCAAAGCTGCCGAAAGCCTGCTTTCCAGCCGTCCGGCTCTCGATCTCCTGCAAATATGGCTCGATGGCGCGGAGCTCGCCTTGCGCGAAGGCCTTGTTCTGTAGCGGGACGACGACCTCGGTCTCGATCCGTTTGAGGATCGGATCGACCTCGGGGCGGATCACCGAGCGATCGAGTTCTTTCCGCAGCGTCCCGATCTCCTCCCCATATTTCTCGACCTTCTGCGCCACGCGTTCGGCCATGTCCGTCTTGCTCGCGGCAGCAGTGACGATGTCCTCGTCGAGCAATGTTCGGCCGATTCGGTTGATGCCTGCTTCCTGCTCCGCCGCAGTCTTCCCGAGCTTCTCGACGGCGGCGATCTTCGCCCCGGTTGCCTTGAATGCCTGACCCGCGGCCGCATCTTCGATCTTCTCGATGGTCGACTTGGCCGCTGTCGACGCTGCTCCACCTTTGCTGGCGACCGTGGCGAGCTTGTCGGCAAGCGCTCCGCCGCCGGCAACAAGCCCCGCGCCCAGAAGTAGGTTGAGCACGCCGCCCTCGAGACCAGCGGCGAGATACTTCCCAGCAACGAGTTCATGGTCGCCCAGCGTGTCTTCGCTGAGCTGCTGGCCAAGACCCATCCCGACGCCTTCGGCCAGGAGTGTTGGGGCAGCCTGAACCGCGCGCGCCGCCGCGCGAACGAGTAGTCCATCACCGAGAGATCCTGCGGCCGTCGCGGGAGGTGCTCCGAAGGCCAGTGGAGCGAGCGAGCCGGCAATTTCGCCAACGGTCGAAGCCGTCGGGTGACCTTCCTTCAGGAGCCGCAGCGTGTGCCGCATCTCCTCGGCACCCTGGTCGCCTTCGATCAGGCGATCGGCCGCGACCGCGAGCGGATCGAAGGTGCCGAAGGAAAGGCCGCGGCCAACGCCAGCGAGCCCGGCGGCGACGGTGCCCGCGGTGCCGGTTTTGGCGGTGTAATACTCGGTGTCGGTCGACGGTCGATAGCCGTACTGCCGGACAGCGGTCTCCGCATTCTCGATCGGAACGCTCTGGACGGTGCCGTCGGGATCGGTGAGTGCAACGTGGCCAGGATCATCCGTCGGGATGGCCCGATCGGGAATGTCAGGAGCCGGCGCAGCCTCAGCCGCCGGCGCCCCATCGACGGTGATCGGCGCGATCTCCGCCATCAGCGCACCGGCTTGGCTCCGAGCTGGTTGGCGATCATCTGTTGCGCGAACGGCTTTGGCGCTCCCGTAGCCCCCTGCTGTCGCGCGAGCGCATTGACCGTATTGCGCACGCCCTCCAGCTTCTGCATCGCCATCGCTTCGGTATCGCTAGGTTCGATCTGGTAGCGGTCTTCGATGACCTTCAGCATGGCTTGCGAGGGCTTGCCGTCGGCGTCCTTAGCCACCTTGCCGACCGCTTGGAGCATCATCGTGTTGAGGAAATCGATGTCCTTGGCCGTCTTCGTGGCGTCTGGCGCAAGTCGCTGCCCCAAGTGCGATGCTGCGCCAGTCTCAAGGCCGAGGTCCTTGAGCGCGGGCAGCTTCTTCATTGCGTCGATCTGCGAGTTGAACTCATCGGAAGCCAACTGCGCTTCTGCGTGCTCCGCGGCGATCTTTCCACGCTGCTCGCGCGTCATGAGCGGGGCGCCTCCCGTGCCTGCAGGACGATCCGCGACACTGCCAGGGTAGTAGATGACGCCAACCGCGCGACGTGCTTCGGCCTCCGCCGTCGCCGGGTCGCCGGTCTGTGTAAGGAGTTCCTTGTAGACCTCCTTGTATGTATCCTGCACCTGCTTGGTGCGCGCATAGGCCTGGTTCGCCGCCGCGATAGCCTGCTGCTGCTTCTTCAGACCGATCTGTTCCTGCAGCATCGCTTGCTGCTGGCCCACCTGCGCAATCGCATCATCTGCTCGAGCGCGCGCGGCGGGCGTCCCATCGCGATCGGCCTCGGCGTTGATCTCGTTCTTCGCCGCCTCGTAGGAGAGGTTTCGAAGCTGCATCTTTGCAAGCTGGTCGTCCTTCTGTGCTGCGCGCTGCTGCTGCAGCATGTTCATCCCCTGGCCGATCGCGAACTTCTGGTCTTGGATCTGCCGTTCCTGCTCGGCGATCCCTCGGTCGATGTGCCGATTGAGATCGTCGATGAACTGGTTGGACTTGCCGCCGCTGATTCCCTGGTAGAAGCCGCCCACCGCTCCGCCGACAACGGCGAGAATGCCGAGCGCGGGCTGCTCCTTGAAATCCTTCAGTGGGTCGACCTTGCGCGTCTTGACGTCATCCAGCTGCCGTCCCAACTCCGCCATCTGCTCGTCGAAGTGCTGAGAGGCGTAGTCCTGCTCGGCGCGCGCGATCGCGGCGTCCTCCTCCTGCATGCGGCCGAGGTTCGCCATGTTGTCGGCGAGCTTCACGGCGCGTGTCTCGTCGGCAGCGGCCGCGCGATCCATCGCATGCATGCGCGTGTCGAAGGCACCCAACTGCGCCTTTTGAGCGGCGAGGATGCCGTATGGATCGGGGTTTGCCGGCGCACCAGCACCGCTCGGCTTCGGCTTCGGCGCCTCAAGCTTCGCATTGAGCTTGGCCAGCGCCGCATCGTCAGCCGCAGTGGGGCCGATCCCGGCGAGATTCACATCTTTCTTCGGTGCTGGTCCAGCTGGCGGCGGGGACGGCGCAAGACCACCCGCGAGCTTCGGCGGCTCTGCCAGTGACACGGTCGGAGCGCCCGCGATCGATGCGCCGCTGGATCCGGGCTGGATGAAGTCGTTGTAGACGCGCTCCTGAGGCGGAGCGATTCCCATCTTCGCAGCACCCGCCGCAAACGGGTCGGCTGGAGATGGTGCGGCCGCCTCGGCCGGCGTCGGCGCGGGGGCGATCCCTGCAGCGGCAGCGCCGGCGGCAAATGGATCCGTCGGCACGGCGGCGTCCGCACCCCAATACTGGTTGATCGCGGCGTCGTCGGCGGGCGCGGGCCCAGGGTCGACGCCCCAGTAGGACGCGTTCGGATCAGGGTTCGGCGGAAGAGCCATCGCGACGCGCCTTCTTCGCGCGCACAGCGCGAGGCACGTCGTCTTCGAGGCGGTCTACCTGGTCTTGGAGGCTGGCCAACGAACCCATCACTACCTTGAGGCCCTTGTCCTTGTCGATGGCGAGGAGCCCGGTCTCAGGATCGCGCACGATCGCCGTTCGCGCCACCGGATCATGCGCCATTCGGTCGGCCATCGGCCCCACATTCACCTCACCAGGAGCCTGACCAGGCGGTCGGAGCCCAGGCTTGTAGGCGTAGGGGCTCGCCTCCATCGAGCGCATCGCACCGGCCATGGCCTGATCGGACATGTCCCCGAACTGCTTCGAATCGCGATCGGCAACGGCCGGCCCCTGCTTCAGCGACGCCTGCATGCTGGCCATGAGGTCGTCGGCCTGCTTCCCAACGTTGTCGAGGTAGGCCTTTCTCACCTGCGCTTGCTTCGCGGGCGTGTCGCGCCTGAAGGTCTGCGGGTCACGCAGGCGGCTAGGCTCCTTGTTCGCCTCGTAGTCGAACGGGACCGGATCCTTTGCGTCCTCCGAGCTCGTGGAGGTATCGCGCTTCCTTGCTGGCGGCGCCGACATGCGCGACAGGGTCTGGTCCGGCGTCAGGAACGCTCGCGCCATCGAGTCGGCGTCACGGCCATGGAGAATGTCCAGCGCGCGCGGCGACGTCGTCTCGGCGGTACGTGGGGCGGTCTTTTCCTCAGCCTCGATCACGAACGGCCGCGATTCGCCAGCCGGCAGCCGCGCAGACGTGATCTCGAGCGCCTTGGCCCCCGAGGTCTCCGCCTTTCGCGGCTGTCGGGCTCCAATGCGGGCACGCTCGGCGTCATCGCGCGCTCGCGCGGTCTCGAGCGCATCGAGCCCGGCGGTAGCGCCCAGGCCAGCGTCAATCGCACCGATCGGAGCGGATGCGAGCCCGAGAGGCAGATACTTCAGCGCCGCTGCCGCGTTCTCGTTGCGGCTGCTCTTCGCGTCATCGGCCACTTGCTTACTCGCTGCGACGGCCCCCGTGCGGACGCCGGCCTGGAAGGCCTCTTCCTTCGCGGCAGGGTCGCTCGTGATCGTGTCGCGCTCGGCGACCTGGGCCGGTCGAGGGGTTGCCCAATCGCGCAAGCCGCCGAGGCCGCCGCCGAGGATCTTCGCCCAGCCAGACTGGCCCTTCTCCGTTGGCCTGGTTGCCCCGCCGCGCTTCCAGTCCGGATCGCCATCCGTCTTGGCGGACTCGCCGTAGCGCTTCCAGTCGTTGGTGCCTGGTGCTCCGCTCTCGTCCTTCGACAGGCCGGGGATGGACGCGTCCGCCTCCGGCGACTCGCCGAACATCGAGCCCGGTTTACCCGCGCGGGAGGCTGCGTAGCCACGCGGAGCGCCCGCGACGCCTCGCGCCCCTTCCTCGCTGCGATCGTAGGGGCTGGCGTCACGCGTATCGTCCTCGATCGCCTTCGTCAGCGCCGAGCTGTCGCCGCTGCGCGGGTCGGCGTTCAGGTTGGCGTAGCCCCCGCGCTTGCGACGCGCGGCCACGTCCTTCTCGGCGTCACCAGAGACATACCCGCGATGCAGGAGAGACGTCTTCTCCCTTGGATCGCTCGGCATGACGGCCATGCCGTGCGCCTTCACCGCACCCCCAGTGAAGCCGGTGCCGCCGACCGAGCCGGGCATCGTGGCGCTTCCGAGCCCCGTGGAGGCTGCGTTGACCGAGCTACCGGTCATGCCGCCGCTGTCCCCGACGTCGGTGGTTCCTCCGAGGCCGAGCGAAGCAAGCGAGCCCATGACGGGCATCTTGCTCTGCGGATCAGAGAAGACAGACAGTGCGCCTTGCACTACGCCGCCGGCCGCGCCTGTGGCGGCCTTGAAGAGGTCGAAGTCTCTGTCGGCGTTGTGCTGCTGCGTATTGACGTTCAGCTGGTTGGCGTTGTTCTGCGATTGCGCGCCGATCTGCTGCTGCGTAAGGCCCGCCTGCAGCTGGTCTTCTGCCACCCTGTTCTGCAGGTTCTCGTACTGCTCCGCGCGCTGGTCGTTCAGCGCCGTCTGCTGCTGGTTGATTCGCGCCTGATCTGTCGCCAGGCCGATGTCCTGGCCGCGCGCCGCCGTCGATGCCTGCGCAAGCTGGCCGCGGGCGTTTGCGATCTCGTTCGCGCGCTGCGCCTGAATCCCCTGGTTCATGTCGGCGCGCTGGGTCATCGCGTTCTGGCTCGCCGACCGGTAGGCCGCGGCCTGTGCGCCTGGTCCTCCGCGCACCGTCCCCGCTGCCGCTACCTGCGAGTTCAGCGCGCGATCGCTCATCTGCTGACCAAGCGTCTCGGCGGCGGACGGTCCCTTGCCGGCAGCAGCGTCTTGGAGCGACGCCAGCGAGCCCATCTGGATGCCGCGCGTCTGGTTTTGTGCGGTCTGGTCGATCTGCGGGCCAGTGCGATTCTCGGCCTGCTGCTGTCGGTAAGCGAGGTTCGCGCGCTCGTCCGCAGCGCCGCCTGCATAGCCGCCATACTGGTACTTGCTCTCGTCGTATCCGCGTGCGGTGTCCCCGATCCACCCGCCGGCTCGTGCGCTGTTGTTTCCTACGAAGGGCATCGGTCAACCTCGTCTGCTGGGTGTAATGCGCGGGAGCCCGCTCTTTGGCGAAACGAGAAGGGCGACGCCGTCCAGTGTGAAGCCGCCACCGTTCCCGAGAGGGTAAGCATTCGCATTCGCTGGCGCCGCGTCGGAGATCTGGATCTCCACGGCCTGTACCTTCTGCACGGACAGATCGATCTGCGCGCGCTCGAGCGGCCCCACCGTCGTCGTGTCGCTGCCGGCAGCGAAGGTCCTTGTCTGCTGCGTCGACTCCGAGAAGTCGCGGCGGATGAGGATGGTCAGTTGATGGTTCGAGAGGCTCGTCCCGAGCAGCTGCGCGCGCCGCACGCGGTGCCAGGAGACCGGTCCGGCCGGCGAGATGGGGGAGAGGCGGACCGTTGATGGGACGAAGGCCCCGCTGTCGAGGTGATCGGCGGTCTGCTCAGCGTAGACCGTGCTCGCGGTGGCGAAGTAGTAGGTGGTCCCGAGGAGGCAGGCGTCCACGATGGCCGCGCCGCCGGGATAGGCGCGCGTCATCCACGTCTTTCGCTCGTAGTCGAAGACCAGGATGAGGCCGGCGCTGCCGTCGGCTTTGTTGCAGGTGAACCGCACCTCGTTTTCCGACGAGACGAGGACGGCGCTCGTGATCTTCGGGTAGGTCGCGAGCGTGTCTTGGACGTCGCGGCCGATCCAGCCCACCGTCAGGCCCCGATCCAGCAGGTAGATCGCGCCGTCATGCTCGAAGAGGACGCCGAGGGGCATGGAGACGACGCTTCGCGGGTTCGTGCAGCCGATGTCCGATTGGATGACCTGAGGCACCTGGAAGCGATTGTCCGTCCCAGCGACCGTGGGACCGTCGCCGACGACGAACCAGATCCGCGGCTTCGCGAACATGATCCGCTTCTCGTCCATCGTCGTCGCGGCAACGAGGTCCTCTTCGTAGACTTCCACCTGCGCCGAGTTGAAGCCTGGTGCGATGCCGGGATTCTCGTTCGCGTCCTTCGAGAACCAGTATTCGCGGCGGTTGCCGGTGATGATGCCGATGCGCCGCCCGTGGACGTGCACAGTGTACTGGCCGGGCGGCTGGACGTCCTCGAGCTCGCTCGTGGCCGTGTATGGCTCGGGGCGCGTGTTGAGCGGGATCGGCGGCTTCTCGGGCGAGTCCGCGTCGATGGCGACTCCGTTGATCGCATTGTCCGGCCGCTTGTCGGTGAACGTGATCAAGTAGTCGTCCGGATGGTTCGGGACGACGTTGTACCGCGGCTCGTAGGTCAGCTTGTGAAGGGCAGAGCCACCCGCCTCGGTGCGGTAGGCGTCGAAATAGGACGCGCCCACGCCCTCGATCGAGAATTCGGTGGCCAGCGTCTGCTTGCAGTCGATGCTGTTCGGCATCAGCACGATCTTCGCGCTGCCATTCGCGTTCGAGCCGGAGGAAACGTGTACGGTGGTCTCGACCGACATCGGGCCACGGTGCAGAACACCGACCGAGCTCCGGTAACCAGGCTCGAACTGGTAGATGTAGTTGCCGTTCGGCATCTCGCCATCAAGCGTGGCCTCATAGACGAGGACGAACGGCTGACGCATGCCGTAATCGAAGAGCGTGCGGCCGTCCCACGCGCCAAGGCGACCACCGGCGATGTACGTCTCGGGCCCGATGCTGACCGAGCGCCACGGATCGTCAATGAGGTCGGGGTCGACCGTCACGCGCGCGCAGCGGAGGCCGGCGCGCAGGTTGAAGGAGATCGGAGAGGCGTTCCCCTGGAACGGCGTCAGCCCAAGAATCGTGTTGCCGTCGACGATGGCGACCTGCGGAAGCAAGCCCATGCGCCACGGCGCGGCAATGTCGTGGTCGATCTTGCCGACGAACCGGTGGGGTGGCGCGATGAAGGGGATTTTCTCTTCGTCGACCTCGTAGGGCTCGACTGAGAGTTCGATCACGTAGCTGGATAGGCTCGGCGTCTTGGAATCCTCGGCCCTCGCCTGTTCGGTGCGCTCGTTGTCCTCCTCGGTGCGCTCGCCGTACCGCGCATCGGCCGCGAGCGCGTAGTATTTCGCGCCGAGCTTGAAGATCCGCGAGAGGAGGACCATCGCTGCCGACATTCGGCGCACGGAAGTCGTTCCGAGGCCCGCTTCTGCGCCCGTGTTGTCGAGGATCGTCGATTGCAGCGACGGGAAGCCCACCTCCGCGGTGACGCCCGTGTCCGTTTGGTCGGTTCCGGACCATGCGCAGAGCAGCGAGGTCGTACCGAGTGGGTAGATCGCGACCTGGCGCGCGACGTAGTTCGTCCCCGCGTCCGGGTGCGCGACCACCGTGACCGGTGCAAGTGCGCTCGCCATCGTCGAGCTGTTGATCGCCCGGTACCGGATGCGATGCTCGACCGTCACCGCCGTTCCGCCGTCGTCGCTCTCCTGGCAGTAAAGGATGTAGATCCTGCTCGAGCCCGTCACCTCGCAGATGCTGATCGACTTGACCGACGAATCGGTGAGAGTGACGGCTGCGGCCGACGTGAAGGTCGCAAGCGAGCGCGTGAAGCGGGCCGCGCGCAGGCTGGTGCCATGCTTTTCGTAGACGACGACCAGATCGCCGTCCGCCTTGAAGATGGCGTCGAAGCGCCCGCGCAGGGTGGAATTGGACTGCAGGTCGGTGATGAGCGCCTGCGTCCCGAGCACGTCGAATTCGCCACTCAGGCGCAGGGTCAGCTGCGAGATGTGCTGCTCGTCGAATGAGAACAGGACGAACGCGAGGCCGCCGGCGATGAGCACGCGCACGTGGTAGATGCGATCGCCCAGGCCGGTGACAGGCAGCTTGACCGGGCGGCGCACGAGCTCGCGCGTCCGCCAGTTGAAGACCTGCACCCAGCCGAGGCCCTGCGACGCGGGCGGCGAGTCCTCCGGGCGCAACGTCGGGTCACCCGTAACCCAGGCGTGCACGAGCATGTCGCCGCTGATCGCCACATCGCTCGTAGCGACGCCGACGTAATCGTCGAGCAGCGTGTACCACTCGAGGCCGATCTCCGAGCCGTTCGGAAGGCCGTGGCCGAGCCCGTCGCCGCGCCAGATCTGGGTGACCGGATCGTACGTGAAGAGCCCCTGGCCGTCGGTGACCGAGAGTTCAAGCCCGCGCGTCACGAAGCGGCGAAGGTTCGCCAGCACGCCGTCCTGGTCGACGTCCACCGTCGTTGGCAGCGCGATCGTGCCCCAGCGCTTGCCGATCTGACCGTCCTTTGGCCAGCGGATGTTCGCGCCCGACCGGAGCGCGCTCATCGGCTGCGCCTTCGGGTTCGAGTCCTCGGCCAAGCCGAGGCGGAGCGGAAACTGGATGACCTGCCCGCTCATCAAAGCACCAGCAGATAACAGGTCCCTGTGTTCGTCGGCGTGACCGTGACGTAGTCCGAGCTCGTCTTGCCGTTCGGGTGTTTCGTCGCGCGCAGGCCGACCTGGGCGACGCTCGGCGCGTCGTTGCTCTGCACCTCGATGAACCCCTTGGCGCGTCGTCCGAGACCGTGCGGAATGCTCCGGGCGATGCCGGAGGTGAATGAGAGGCCCGAGCCGCGTACCGCACCGTCCTCCTCGGTGAGCAGGCGCCCGCTCGGGATGGCGTTGATGGTGTCGGCGAGCTCGCGGATGCGCCGCCAGATGGCGTCGACCGTCGGATCGCCGGTCTGCACGCGCTCAACGGCCACGCCGGTGCGGCTCATCGGAGGCGCCCCAGGCCAGGGATGTAGCCCATGCGCGGGCCGCGCACGTCCTGCACGCGTCGCGGGCGGAAGGCGTCTCGGTTCTTCGCCATGCGCTTGATCCGCTGCTTCAACCGCTCCATCTCGCGCAGGCAGTCGGCGATGAGGCCGTCCTCCTCATCCTTTCGCCCGATGCACATGGCGGCGTATTCGACGACGTACTCGTCCCAGCCGTTCACCCCGTCGGCGTTGGTCGTGGAGGTGTCGTCCGCCAAATCTTGGCAGGCAGGGATCCACTCCACCGTCACGCGCAGGTTGGCCTGGTGCTCGGGGTAGACCGCGATCCCGTTCGGCCGAAGGTCGTAATGCGTCGGCCAGCCCGATGGACAAGGGTCGAGGAACCACGGCTCTTCCATCGGCTGGATCGGGACGAGCGGCGTCGCGCCGTGCCCGCAGCAGTCGGAGACGCGCACGCCGATCAGCCGGTAGAACGTCGGCGGAAAGTCGTCGGTATAGAGGGTCGTGTTCTCCGCGGTCGTGATGACCCACGGGTCGGGCGAGCGGAAGTAGCTGCGCCCGTACTCGTCGACAAGGATGTCGTAGAGCTCGGTACGCCCCTGGTTGACGTACCCGAGCACCTCCGAGCGTGGATGGCGGTCCGTCGCATCTTGGACGTCGGCTCGCCCGAGCGCGGCGTCGATGAGAGCGGCGCCCGAACGATACTTCGCCATGCGTCAGCCCTCCTCGTACCCGTCGTCCTCGTCCGGCTCCTCGTCGGATTCCTTGGCCTGGCAGGCCTCGTAGTGGCGGGTGAGCGCCAGGCTCACGGCCCTGGCGTCACCCGCCTTTACGGCGGAGATCAGGTCCTTGGCTGCATCGAGCTCCGAGGAGCCCCCGCCGCCAGCCTCATCGCCGCCGCCGAGCAGTTTCGCGAGCGGATCAGCCACGCGCCCTCCGCGTCGTGCTCTTCACGAGCAGGAAGCCGCCGATCAGCGTGTTGTCTGCCGGGTCGGTCTCGACCGCGCCCGTCATCGTGCGCACCACGAAGGTGCCCGCGCTGACGACACTCGACCAGTCGACCTTGCCATAGAGATCCACGTCATCCGGCACATTGGAGGGATCGGCCGTTCCGTAGAAGCACGCCGGTGGAACGTCGCGGAGCGTGCAGAGGAATTCCCCCGCCTCGCTCCGGACAACCGACTTGAGCGTGTCCCCGATGAGCCCGTCGGGGTTCGACGTGCCGTTGATGGTGAAGCCGAACGGGAGGATCAGCAGCCCTTCATCGGGCGACTGCACCGCCGGCTGGAGCCGCTGGAGGCGACGCTTGGCAGTCATGCATCACCTCAGATCGGGTAGCCGTCGGCCGGCCCCTCGAGCTCGATGTCGACCTGAAGGGTGCCGACCGGAAGGGCGACGCCGGACGCGTTCTGCGCGAAGAGCGGCGCCAAGACGGTGCCCCTCGTGAAGCGGGCGTCTGCACCATGGTTGCCGTTCGCCACCGTGAGGGAGGCTCCGACGCCCATCGTGATGTTGCCCGTGCCGCCGTTGGCGGAGGTGTTCGTGTTCGCAGAGGCGAGTGCGGTGGCGACGGTGGCGCCGTTCGCATCGAGCTTGGCGACGCCGATGTTGGCGTTGTTGCCGCCCGCTGCGACGACGTTCGCCGTCGGGAGGAACTTCGCGCCGAGGACGCGGCCGTTCGCGAGCATG